TTATTTCCCAACATGACAAGTGACGGTGTGTCGTTGATTATGTCAACAATGTCACGTTTAATGTCTATCGGGAAATCTTGCAACATATTATTCTCTTGCTTGGGCTGTTCTTGTTCTTTCTTTTTCATTTTCGTAAACGATTTAAATTAGTATCTTTTTTTGTTTTTCGTAAACTAAAAAGGGTGTGCAATGATTGTACCACCACCACACACCCAAACGCTTACGAAAACGATTTGCTAGGGATTAGTACCGCCACCACTTGCGGCTTGGCCGACAATCTTGTACATGTGCTCTTTGTTATCTTTGTCGGTGTACACAAGTGCGGTAATGGTCACATTGTAGTTCAGTGCACCATCTGCATCCTTCTTCAGCGTGCCAATGGTAAGACCACGGGCAATAATCAGCGATGCATTGCCACGACCAAAGTCAAGTTTCCACTCATGCTCGCTAGTGAACGCATTGGTTGCGCCCTCGTACTCTGTTCCAGTAACCGTACCACCAAACAGGGCGGGCAACTCGCTCAAGTCGTAGTTTGCCAACTCAAATGTCATAGTGACAGGATTGCCGTCATAGAAAATGTCAAACGGGGCATCGTAAAATTCAGCCTCAATTTCGGTGCTTTCAGGGTCGTCCTGCGAAATGGTCAGACCTTTCAGAACACCCATCAGGCTGGTGTAAGTACCAGTCGTTGCGCCAACATCGCGATAGCCAAGCGCAATAGGCTTTACAGTTGTTTTTTTTGCCATAATTTTAACTAGTATTTTAAATGGTTTCTAATTTTAATTTGTTGTATTGCAGATATTTACAATGAAAGATTTTACAAAGATATAAAAGTTCTCTCCAGACGATTCAAGCGAATCTGCACTTAATATACTACCGTCTTGAATGGAATATGTGTCATTCTGATTCATTTCCGCATTTTCAATGACATCGTTTATGGCTTGTTCGAATTGAGCATACTTGTCTTTATCCAGCCTGCCTCGCGATTTCGGCGGTATATAGGCATATATGAAAACACGAACAGAACCAAACGCATTTCTAGAAAACTCGCTTTCGTCAACAAAATCACCAATACGGATAACGATAAAGCCGTTTTCTACATCGCTTTCTGTCATTTCCGCTGGTTCATTCATACGGTATACGTTTTGTGTTACCGTATTAAAGAACAGCGAGTACAAATAATCATAGATTGCTATGCGAGAATCGTTAAACATAATTGATTGATTTTATTAACCGTAATTTTTCTTTGCTTGCGAGAACAACGACTTGCTTGCGTATTTCGCCACACTGACATTGAAACGAATCCTAGCTGGTTTAAGGTCTGCTTTCACCTTGTCATGGAACTGGGTCATCACAGCAAATTGCAAGAACCGTTCATTTCTTTTAGCACCAAATCCAGTCCTCAATGTGAACCCTTTTTCCCAATAGCCCCAATATGGCGCAAGAATCGCAAAAAATACTTTCCACCCCTTACTGCTTAAATTGCCAGCACGGGCGATGTACTCCTCCGCCAATTGATGACCATTAACAGGGGTGTCTGCATTTATCATTTCCAGATAATCGCCAGACTTTTTGTCACGGAAAGACGCGGTAGACCATTCGTGCAAGCCAGATTCCATGCTAGCTTGCGCAGGGCGATAAAAACCACTATCCATTAACTTGCCCTGATAGCTTACACCCCAACATAGACTGTCAAGCAAATTTCCTGTCCTATCCATGTTGTTGCGGCTATGGTAAGTCTTGATTGTGTCACCTATTTCTTTGATGGTCTTTTCGGCATAGTCAACAAACAAAGCACGCTGCTGCTTGATAATATCTTTCATCATACTATCAACCAACTTTGCGCCATTGAAACCGACTACCCTAGATTTGCCCATTACTACCAACTGTTTCTAGTACAATAAACACTTACACCACCAAGCTGCGACGGGTCGCTGTTGTCAACTGTCAGATTGAATGTTTCCTCGTAGCGAGTTATGCGAACTTTATCCCCACGATGCGGGATAACATAATTGCCGTCTGTGTCACGAACAAGCGGAATGGATATAATGTATTGCGATGTCTTTAATGTAAGACCATTATCCCAATCGCGCATGTGCTCATCCATAACGCCATCATACACGACAATTTCCGTATCATCCTCATCGCCAACACCGTGGATAATCCTAGTTATCACACCACTATATGGGTATTCGCTTATTTCGCCACGAATCATAATGACATCACATCTTCAATCGGAATTAACTTTATCTTCTTTGAATCAGCCAACTGCTCAAGCATATCAGCCCTATCATCCTCATAGGTATTGTAAATGCGAATGGCATACTTAATCTTTTCGGATTGATAGAAATCTTGCTCTTGACCAATTGACTTTTGATAGCCATTGTGCGACTGCGACAACGATGCGGTATTTGAAGGACTTAACAGCACAGCCATAAAGATAATGTCTGCGGTCATAAGTTCACGTTGCTTTTTTGTCACATTTGCGCCATACACATCATCATTCGGGTCGCACTCTCTATCAAGGGCAATCTTCATAAAGTTCTGCTCCTCGAAAGAATACCTAGTGGATGCTTTAAGCCATTCAAGTACCGTCATCTTATCGCTTTTTTAAAGACTATCAATTAACAATTATTAGTCAGGTTCAGTGATGTCAACCACAACGTGATACATCGACTCGGTAAGCACGGGAGCATAACGGCCAATAACATCAGTGTGGTAAGACTTAAGCATTCCGTTAGGCGTAACCTTGTTAATCACATAAAGGAAATTCTGAACCTTTGCCAACGAGAACTGAATGCCATTATTCACCTCACCACTTTGCATCAACTGCACATCAGCGGTCTTTGCATGAACAACAACACCAGCCATGCCAAGAGGACGAAGGACAACCTTGTTCTGCGCCCATCCGCTAACGGTCGTGATTGTGGTGATGTCCTGCACAGTGCTTTGTTGCTTGACAATGCGAATCGGGGCAACTTTCGAAATGGGGCTACGACTATAAGCCATAAGCTGCTCCATCGTGATTGTGTCAATATCAGTTGACGTACCGCCACTGGTCACAACAATTACCTTGTCGGGAGCATAAAGGCGAATATAACGATTCACCTCATTCTTGAAAGCCGCATTCTTGAGCAGCACAGTGGTGACGATATTGTAGGGAATATCCCACTCCATCGGGAAATCATCTGCAAGACGATTGGCCTCCTTGAAGTCAGCCTCAATCTTTGCCATCTGCTCGGGAATGTCCGCATCAGCGGCAGACCAAGCCTTCACACCAGCAGACTTGAAGTTTGCTGTAGGGATGTAAGAATCCTGAATTGTATTCACACCACTAAAGCCCTTGCTGTTCGCATTGGTGTATCCACCACCAGAAGAAAGCACTTGTGCGGCCATGTACGAAAGGCGATAGTTGTGCGTCTTAATCAGGTCAGCAACACCACGAACAAAGCCAGTGACGAGGTTTTGGTCGCTTGCGTTCAGCTCGCGCAGACGTGCCTCAAGTTCCATCTTCGACATCGAAGTCTCAAACAAGCCCTTTCCGTATTGGTAGATTGAGCCATTCTTTTCCGTCCATCCCTCGTTGTCAAGTTGAGCAGTTTCCGAAAGCGGTGCCATAGCATCAGCCATAGGAACGGTGCGGTTCACCTTTTGGCGAACAGTCCAAGCGGGATTCTTCTTCAGGTCGCCAAGGTCAATGTCATACTCATTGCCCTCAACCGTGAAATGCTCTTGCCAAAAGAAAGAATTGCTGTCAATCTCAATCGTGTTGTCAATCAACGTCTGCAAGAAATTTGCACTAGTACCCTCGGCAAAGCCGCGTTGATACAGCTTTTCGATAGCCTCATCAGGTGTCCATTGATATTTATATGCGTTTGCCATATTTCTTTACTTTAAAGTGATTATTAAATCCAAAAGATACCGTCAATATACGAACGATTCTTTTTCAACACATACTCGGGCAGCGGTTGCATACGGGCAATCCATGCTTGCTTATTGTACACAGTGCTAATCGAATAATTGGCATTTGTGATTCCATAACCATCGGTAGGCATCAGGTCACGGTCTGCCTCAATAAACGTGTTCGGATTGGGAACAAGAACAAATGCTTTAGCTTGTGCGGCAGTTCCAGCGGCTTCAACCAAAATAACATCAGTAGACCCTTCATTCAAACCGAGACTAGTATCAAGTGTAATCTTAAACGTATCGCCATTAGCTGTGCTAACAAACTCAACATTCAAAACCTTTGCGGACTGACCAGACGTTCCAGCATCCGTAGGCGCAACCATAAGCAGCATGCCAACTTCAGGGGCATCTCCATATCCGTCGGCCTTAACATGCACAACCTTATCGCCGTCACTGTTAACGACAGCAAAAGAGCGGAAAATCAGGCAACCACTGCCGGGCGTGTATTGTACAAGCTGGGCAGCATACAGGTGGTCAAAACCTTTCTTCGGGTTGAGAATCGTGCCACCAAGCAGCACATTGCCACGCATCTCACCGTTGCTATCTTTCACCCAAACAAACTTGCCACCACGAACTTTCTTTGAACTTTCGTAGAAATAAGCCAAATTTGTAACCATAGTTTTTCTTTTTTATTACTTAAATTTTAATTTTCGGAATCGAACCAAGATATTCCTCATCACGCTTGGCAGACACTGTAGGCGACAATGGTTTGATGTTACCAATACTGTCTTTGAAAATGTCTTGAAATCGAGCAGTCAATTTCTTTGCTTGTGCCTCGCTTTCATCGTCCAGCGAAATCGAAAAATCCGCGGCATACTTTTCCAACGTGCTGTGCAAATCTTGTCGAACACTTTTCTTTGCCAGAGCAAGAACCTCGTTGAACTTTTCATTTCTTTTTTGCTCATTCTTGAACTTTTCCAATTCCTCTAGTTGTTTTTTGATGTCATCGCTCAAACCACCATCAGGAGTTTGGTCGGGTTCACTGGCTGGCTTTTTTTTCGTCAACTCTTCGATTTGTTTCTTGTATTCGCTTTCTTTCGCGTCAAATGCCTTTACCTTTGCAGTAATCCCCTTTGATGTTGCGCTGAATGCAGTGTTCAAATTGAATTGCAAATCAGCAATAATAGCATCATCATTGATGTCACCGTCTGGGTTGCGCTTGACAAAAAAATCTGCAAATTGAGATTTAAACTCATCAGTCAGAGTTTCCGTGGTGTAACTTTTCTCGTTACAATAGTCGTTTACTTTCTGTAAAACATCTTCCTTCGTCATAGTTTTCTACTACAATTTTTG